AAGGCCGATGGAACTCAGAACGCCGCCGGACAGTCCGCCAAGAAGAACCTGGTTCCACACGTCCTCCCAGTCCAGATCTTTGTAGGACTCCCGAACGGTCTTGTTGTTGTACACGGTCCTCAGCAGCGGATCCACAAGGGCGCTGATCCCCTCTTCACCGGCTTCACCAAGAGCCCCGAAGGTCCACCGCAGACCGTTCCGAAGCGCATTGTTCCCGTTCCTTCTGGTGAGTGCGTGGATCAGTCCCTCCACCGCATCGTCCGCGGCGCCTTTGCCCAACAGGCCGGACATGCCGTCGAACACATGCTCGGTCAGCATTTCCACCGCGCCGGACAGAGCGCCGTAATCCACGGCCTGCTGCAGACTGGCGCCGTCGGCGTAGGCTTCCTCTGTGGAAGCGCCTGCCGCGCTGCCGAAGAAATAGGCGTTGGAGAGGGCCGGCCCCACCACGGGGATCACCCGCAGGGCCATGGCCGGCACCTGCTGTCCGATGGATCCCGCCAGATCTGCGGCGGTCTTCCATCCGCCGGTCATGTCGCCGTACAGCTGCTCCGTCTCCTTCTGGAAGTTTTCTCCCATATTGGTGATCCGTTTCAGCTCCGGCTCCTCATAGTTTGCCTGGAACTCCTCCCCCATCTCCCGCATTCTCTGCTGTACGTACAGCTGGCCGGGGCTGGGGAGCTGTCCCATCATCTCCATGGTCTCATACTCGCCGGGCTTCAAACTGGCTCTCCAGGCGTTGTAGGCGTCCATGGCGTGGGGATCGGTAGCAAAGTCATAGAGTAGCTGCTCCTCGATGTTCGGTCCTTTTGTGGGGTCCTTCATGCTCTCTCTTCCGCTCTGGTAAAGATACCCCGCTTCATTGACAGCATTGCGGACGCCCCCGGCCATATCCCCGATAAACCGCCGCTGAGAGTAGTCCAGTCCCCGCACGGTAGCCCGGTCGATATCTCCCCCGGCCTGCAGATACATGGCGGCATCACCGCTCCAGTCGTTGGGGTTTGCGGACGCCGCAAGCGGCCCGTTGGCATTGTTCCTCTCCGCGATCATCTGCCGCTGCGCCCCCGTCAGCCCCGGCATGGCCACCGGCTGCGGCTGTGAATATTGGCTCCCCTGTGTAAGGGGAGCTGTCGCCGCAGGCGACTGAGGGGTTGTCCCACTGTACAGGTTGGGTCGCTGTGTTCCCCTCATCTGCTTTGCGATCTGGGCATACAGACTTCCCTGCGGCTGCGTACCGACTGTAGGGGACGCCGCCCCCGGCGTCCCGCTCTGCTGCCGGCTGTACAGGTTCCTCGTCTCGTTTTGCAGCCTCTGGAGAAAATCCAGCCCATTCCCGCTCCGTCCGGATGCGGCAGCACTCCCAGCCCCGCGCCCGGTGCTGGAAGTGCTTTTGTTTTCCTCGTCCTGTTTTCTGCCGTTCCCGGCTTTCTGCTGCAGGTACGCGTCCAAGTATTTACTGGCCATATCGTTACCTCGTCTTGTTCTCCGCTCTCTGGAGGGCATTGGCCATCCGAAGCGGACTGGCGTACACGGCGTACCCATTCGCCGCGGCGTTGGCTACATCCTGATCGCTGTATCCGTACTTGGACCAGTCAACGGCCTTTCCGCTCCCTCCATTGCTTTCCTCGGTTCTTTGGCTTCTGCCGCCGCCCCCTCCGGAGCTCCTTGTGCTCCCGGTGGAATACCCGGGAGGATAAGCCCCCGTCAGGCTGTAATACGTCCCCGCGCTGATCAGGCCTTTGGAGTAGGCTAGTGCCGGATGTTCTCTCGCCCAGATGTCCTGCAGATAGGTGATCTGATCGTCGCTGTACCCAAGGTCCCTGTACCCGGAGAAGTCCCCCGCGCTGGCCATTGTGTCCGCCCGCAATTTCTGATCCTGGTACTGCTGCTCCTGCAGGGCCGTGAGATAGCTCAGTCTCTGCTGGTTGGCCTGCTGGTTGGCGGCGGTGGCTTTGGCCTGTGCCTCGTAGAGCTGCTGGGCAAGATTGGCGTCGTAGGCGCTCACCTGTCCCAGCCGGGCCCGCTCATTCTCGTTCAGGCCCTCCTCGTAGGAATTTCGCAGCCGTAGCCCGGCGCTCTCGGAAAGCCCGCCGGAATACCCTCTCGCCGCCATCTCCTGGGGGAGAGTCCGCTGATGGTTCATATAGTCCCGGTAGAGCTGCCGGTTGGTCCCCTGGTAGCCCTTGTTCAGCGCCTCGATGTTCTGCTGGTTGACTTCCCTCGCCCGGGCCGCCGCGGCCTCATAGGCGGCGTTGTTGGCCGCCGTCTGCTCGTCGTACTGCTGCTGGTACAGATTCCGCATCTGATCCCAATGGCTCCCCTGTGCAAGGGGAGCTGTCTGCGCAGCAGACTGAGGGGTTGTCAGCCCCGCGTTCTCCCCGGAGACCACCCCGGTCTGCTTCTGCCCGTTCTGGTCGATGTAGGTGGCCGTCTGCTGCTCCTTGTTCAGTTCATTTTCCGCCGCCATGTTCAATCTCCTTCCTTATGCTGGCTCCCCTGTGCAAGGGGAGCTGTCGCCGCAGGCGGCTGAGGGGTTGTCCTCTTCGCCGCCTTCCCTCTGACGCATTTCCCATTCCGGCACACCCATTCCGTGGCCGTCTCCTTCTTCATCTCGATCCCGCACACCGGACACTTCACCGTTCATGACCTCCGTTTCCCTTGTAGGGGCGATTCACGAATCGCCCGCCCTTATCGTTTCGCATAGTTGCCGGTAACGTAATGCTTCGTGATCTGGAAGATCCCGAACCCCTCGTTGACCTCGCTGTTCCGGGCGATGATCTGCAGCCGCTTATAGTTTTTCACCTTCCGGTTGAGGAAGATCTCCTGGGGGCTGTCGTCGGTGTTGAAAGTGAACCGCTCAAAGTCGATGTCGGAAAAGTCCAGGATGTCCATCTGCTTCTTGGCCACCTCCCGCTCCGTCCCGGAGGTCCGGTCGCTTCGGAAATAGACGGTCCCGCTGCTCCTCGCATAGGGCTTGATGGTCACGCAGCAGCCCCTTTTCAGCATGGTCTTGAGGATCGCCGGTGTGCCGTCGTCGTCGTACCTCGTGGCCCACACCGCGTCGATGGCCTGTCCGTCCTGTATCGCCTGGGACCCTTCGATCCGCGTCCCCCCGTCGCTGTACCGGTCCATGGTGGTGATGTCGCTGTTCACCTTGCAGATCCGCCCGTCCTCGGTGCCGAAGTACAGGCTCTCCTCCGTCCCGCTCCGGAGGCACATCCACACCCTGGCCGGCACGTTCTCGAAGTAGTAGCACTCGTACACGAAGTCCCCCAGACTGGCGCTCTTGTAGCTCTTGTTCTGCCGCCCGTCCATGGCGTACACGTGGCCGTTGGGCAAGGCCAGAAGGTACATCCCGTTCCAGATCACCGCCTCCGCCTCGTTGAGTCCCGACTCCTCCGTGAGCCGGGCGTTCACGTAGAAGCTCCGCCCCTGGCAGATCTTCTCCGAGGTGATGGAGTTGGAGGCGATGGCGTAGATCCCGTTCCGGGAAAGAAACAGCGGATCGTCCAGCAAAGAGGCAAAGCTCCCCGGGCTTACGGCCCCCACGCCGGCGATGGCCTGCTGCAGGGGAAAGGCCGCTTCCCCGTCGGTGATCTCCGCCCGGCGGAGGAAGATGGTGCTGTCCTTCCCGTCGTCGCTCTTCACCACTCCCTGATAGCTCCCCAGCCGGCAGTAGCCCAGGATGGCGGTGCTCTCGCTCCCCACCGTGGAATAACTGAGGTCCGGGATGTATGTGGGATCCCCGATGCCGCTGATCCAGTCCTGGTTGGGGATATCCGGATTTCCGGTGAGCACCACCCTGTCGTTGGTGCCGTAGCCGTAGGTGGAGATCACGGTGCATTTGTCGATCCGGTCCGTATAGCCCTCCACCGTGTGTGGGAACTGCACCACCAGCCCGTCCTCCTGCCCCGCCGCCGGTGCCGCCGGGGCGGCGTTGAAGGTGACGGTCCCGGCACTCCGGTTCACAGAGAAGTCGGAGGTCTCCACGCCCCATACCCAGGCTTTCACGGTGCCCGTGGCGTCCACGTCCCCGTCCAGGGCGAAGGTCTTGGTGCTGCCGTCGGTCTGGAAGCCGTTCTTCCGGTACGGGGTCATCATGTTCACGTCCTCATAGGAAACACCGCCTCCGGTGGGCATCCTCGTGATGGTGGTGGTGGGAACGTAGGCATCCGCCGCGGACACCCTTCTCGCCGTCGTTCCGTCATACACGAAGTACCCGCCCCCGGTGACGATCCACAGCTTTTCCCGGAGATATACGCTCCGGCTCTTGTGGTCCGGAAGCCCGGTCAGCAGCTCCGCCGGCTCGCTGTCCTCCGTCCATAGATAGAGCTTCGTCCCCGCGTGGCACAGGAGCTTCGCCTCCCCGTTGAAGATCCCGGAGTGGAGGCCGTTGATCCGGCCGGACAGGGTATGCACCACCCGCCAGCCGTCCCGCTTCTGGGGCATGCCGCCCCCGTCCGCCACGATGTTGGTGCACAGCGGGGACCGGTACTTCTCCACCAGGGAGGGATCCGTACTGAAATCCGCCCCTCGGAACGTGGCGTAGATTGTGCTCCGGATACTCACGCCGCTTTTCTTAGCCACCGCTTACACCTCCCGTCTTCTTGTAGGGGCGATTCACGAATCGCCCGCCATCCATTCTCATATGACCGGTTCTCCTCCCATCAGCGGCAGACTCACCGCCCCGGGAATGTTCCCGGTCTCGCCCGGCGCCCCCAAGCCTTCTCCCCCGGAAAGGCCCCCTTGTGCAAAGGGGGCTGCCGCCTCCGGCGGCTGGTGGATTGTCGCCTCCATCGGCGTCCCGAACTTCTCCTCCCACTCCCGGACGATATCCTGCTTTCCGGGAATATCCAGGATGTCCAGCTGCGCAGCGAAGAGCTTCCAGTTGTCCGGCGTGATCTGGGCCTGGGTCAGGGTCTGTAGGGCCTGGAGGGTGGCCTGCTTGCTCCGGATCACCCCGTCCCCGGCGGTAATGGTCACGTCCACCCGCGGCCAGTAGGTCCAGCTTTCTCTCACCACATCCCCCTGGAGATCCCGGATCTCCGGCATGGTCTCGGAAAGGTCGTCGCTGTTGAACCGCATCCGTTCCGCCTGCCGGTCCTTCTCCTTGTCGGCGCCCAGAAACAGCATCCGGTCGTCATCGAAGAACTCCAGCGCCAGCCAGTCCAGCAGCTCAAAGAGCCGCTCAAAGCCGCTGTTCCGGTCCGCCCTCTTGATATCCGCCTGTCCCTGGGCGTCGGACCGGAGCATGGCCATGCCCGTGGCGGTGGTCACTCTCGCGGCCTCCTTGCCCATGCTGGTGTCGTACTGCCGGTTTGCCCGCTCGATCTGGCCCTTGAACCACTCGATCCCCACGCTGGCGTTGGCCATGCTCTGCAGCCCGCCCAGCCGCTGCACTTTCCCGATGGCGTTGGGCTTGAGCTTCACCACGGCCCCCGGCTCGTTGGTGAGCTCCGTACCGTCGGCGAGAGCGTTCTCCTCCACCAGAAGGATGTCGTTGGCCATGAAGGCGTCGTTCAGGATCCCCATACTGAGTTTCCGGTCCGCCGCGTCCACCAGATCCAGAATGGGAAAGAGCTCGCTCTTGTTCCAGATCTGGTTTTCGTCCTGGATCCGCCAGTAGTGGACGAAGGGGAAAAGGCTATTCTGTTTGCAGGTCCGCTCCCAGTAGTTGGGGATGTACCGCAGCTCCCGGCCCCCCGCCTGGATGGAGCAGGCCACCGCCCCCGCGGGGATGGTCTCGCCGTTTTTGCCTTTCGTCTCCTCCGGCTGGCGGAACCAGTGCTCCAGCACCTGCACCGTGTCGTCCATGTCGTCCACGGCGGTGGTCATATCGAAGATCCCCGTCCGCTCCACGTAGTCCTGTGAGAGGATGTCTTCCTGCCGGATCCCCAGCTTGTCCAGATCCTTCCGGAACATCTGGCAGAACCGCACCTTGTGGAGCCGATACACATAGTCCAAATACTGCCCGTCCTGGATGGTGCCGTCCCGGATGGAGGGATCCGGGAACACCGCGTCCACGGGGATGTCCTTCACCCGGATATCCCCCTCGTTCACGCCGCAGCGCATCTCCGGATCCCAGTAGGCCTTCCAGAAGGCGTCCCCCAGCTTCAAAAGCCGCCGCTCGTTACGGGTGTTCATATCCGCCAGGCGGTTGTTTTCGATGATGTACTTCACCGCGAACTCCCGCTGCCGGGCTTTCTGGCTGTCCATGTCGGAGTCCCGGCCGTGGAACTCCGGTTCCGGCACATTGGGGTCGATCTGGCTCTCCACCATGATCCAGGGATCCGGCATGTTGGCCGGCACCCAGGGGAGATCGTTGTCCCGGCAGTAGTCCATGGTCTCCCGGGTCACGTCATGGATGCCGTTGTAGTAGTCGTTGTACCGCTGCCACTCGCTCTCCTGCACGGTCCGGGCGTTCTTGGCCCGGTGGAAGAGCTCCTGCACCGTCTCCTCCCGGGCCTCCTTGGTGGAGTAGTCGTACCCCGTCACCACCGGCTCGGTATTTCTTCGCTTATCTCTTCTCATATGTCCCCCCCGTTTCTCACTGTAGGGGCGATTCACGAATCGCCCGCCGTCAAATGCCTTGATGCACGACCCCGTTTTCCACGGAGTAGCAGCCCACGATGTTCCGCACGGTCCCGCCTTCCACCACTTTGATGTTGGTGATCGTCCACGCCGTCCCGTTGTCTGCCACATGCAGCACGCTCATGGCCTCCCAGTGGGCGTACAGCTTCTGATTTGCTGTGATACTGACGGTATCTGTACTCTTGATCTGCGTGCCGCCGCTTGCGGCGGTAAACCAGCCATTAAACGCATAACCGCTCCGCGTGGGCGCAGGCAGCGTGCCGTATGTTTCCCCGTAGGTCACTGTCTTGCTGGCCGTGGGAGTCGTGCCGCCGTTTGCGTCAAAGGTGACGGTAAACGTCGCTGCCGCTACCGTATTGCTTGTCACAGTGCCGGAAGCGGATACAACAGACCCTCCCTGCGGCTGGACGCGAACACGCATTGAGTAGCTGTAGGACTTGCTTCCGTACTCAGTGTACGTTTTTGTGACTGTTCCGCTTCTGGAAATTGGCTGGCCGTTGCCGCCCGTGCTTACGGTAGCAACGGTACTTCCATCGACACTGGCGTCTGCCCAGTACCCGACTCCGCTCAGAGACCAAGACAGAGACACCGTAACCTTGTTCCCGCTTCTGGTCGCTGTGGCATTAACGGTAAGCGTTACTTCGTTGTAGTTATAACTGCTTGCTGTAATGCTCGCCATTTACCTCACCTCACTCGTACACCAGATAGATCCCGTCCGCACTGGCGGAGGTAGGGGCCGTTTTCGTCACGAAGATAGGCCGCACCTGGTTGGACTCCAGATTCACCGCCGCATAGGTCAGTGAGGAAGCCAGCTTTGCGGCCGTCACCGCCCCGTCCGCGATCTTGGCGGTGGTCACCGCCCCCGCCGCCAGTTTCGACGCCGTGATGCAGGCGTTGGCGATCTTCGCCGCCGTCACCGCCAGATTCCCCAGCTTGTCCGTACCCACGGCCCCGGCCGCGATCTTCTCCCCCGTCACCGCCGCCGCGGCGATCTTCCCGGCGGTCACCGAGAGATCCGCCAGCTTCTCCGTGCTCACCGCCCCCGCGGCGAGCAGGGCCCCGGTCACCGCCAGGGCCGCGATCTTCGCCGTGGTAACGCTTGTGTCCGCCAGCTTCGCCGATGTGATGGAGCCGTCCGCCACGCTGCCCTGGGTGATGCTCTGCATACTGAGCATGATGGCCTCCAGCGCCTCCTGGAGCGTGGCGGCCGTGATGCCGGGCACGGTGTCCACCCCGATCTGGGCCGCCGCTCCCGCGCTCATCAGTTCGTCCAGGAAGGCATTAAACTTCTCTCGCACCACGGCGGTCACCAGATTGTCGAAGGCTCTCTTGTTCTCCGCCGCCGTCCCCGTCAGCTTGTTCGGTCGGCTCTGCACCCCCTGGGACGCGATGTCCCCTTCCGTGATCTTCTTATCCGTAAAGCTCATGGTCACACCCCGTGCTTATAGCACTTGTTCGCTTTCGGTTCCCCGTCAGAAGAAAACAGGATAGCGGCGTGTTCAGCCATCTCGCTCACCGCCGCCGCCGCGAGGATTTCGTGGAATTTGCTCTCGGCTTTGAGCATGGCTGTTTTTGGGTCTTCGTCGTAGAGCCAGAAGACATTATGCTCGAAGTCTCCTTGCTGGGTCTTCTTGATTTCGACTACATAGTTCTGGTACATGATTGCTCCTCCTTAATTGAATGTGAGCGAGATTTTTCCGTAGAAACTCACCAGCGTGTTGTTTGTTGTGTTTTCAAAAGCCGTAGGTTTGGAAATCAGTATCCTCAAATGATACGGTTCTGCGATGGAGGCTGTAATGGTATAAACAGTCACGAGGTCGGTAGAGCTGGTGGATTGATTATCAACGTACCCGGCAACACCACGCAGTTGACCAACCATCGAATCGACAGTTACTGAGCTTACATTTTCGAGACTCTTTCCAACGGGCAAATCCAAGTAAATGTTCCGTGTGCTTGATGTTACGAAACCATTAATAGGAATATCTACGGAGTTTGAAAACGTATCACCGCTGGCGTAGGCGTTGGCATAAACGTCAAACTCGACAGACCACGAAGAGCCATTGTAAGAAGTGACATGAATGCGTTTGCTGGTCTT